GGCTTGATGTCGTGATCGAAAGGCCAAGCCCCCGCCTTAATACGATTTAAGGCTTCAGCTTCAGCTTCTATTTTAGAATTAGCGAATAGATGAAATTCATCATTAAGAATAAGAGTTATTTTAAATCGTTGCATTATTGCCCCCTTTAGATGTTGAGGCCTCAGCGATCAGAGAGGCCAAGCGCTCAGCGAACCATTCATTAAGCAAGGTTAAAGCGTCTTTTTCTGTTATGTTAAATTCTGAAGCGATCATATCAGCGCTAACAATAAGCCCCTCATAATGCGCCTTGTCTATCGTTCTGAAAATCCAATCCTTTTTAAAAATAGCCTGTTCATTCATAAGAAGCCCCTTTGATAGCTAAAAAAGCATAAGCCCCCGCCAAAATAAAACATAATAGCGAAGCGAAAAGGCCTATAAACTCTAATGCATATAAGCCTAAGATTGATAAAAGCGTAGATTGTAAAGCCCTTATTAATTCATACATGATTAAGCCCCTTAATAGTTATTATTGACATAATCAAGCAAGGAAGCCTTGATAGATTGGCTATCTATGTTCTGATAGTCATTATTGATAAGATTGGTTAAAAGGCTAGTGTAGTTCTCATCATCTAATAATAGATGACTATCTACTAAGGCCTCATTGACTACTGCGCTATGAATTGCATTAGCTAAACTATAATTAATGTTCATTTATTGCCCCTTTCGTTGATATATAAGGCCTCTCTAAGCCTTAAAGATATTAGATAACATAATTTAAAATAATGCAAGTTATTTATACAATTTTATCAATTGACTAAAAGCCCCCTAAAAATAACATGGATAGCGAAGCGAAAAAGCCCGATATATGCTCAAAGCGTATAGGGATAACATATAGGGAAGTATCATAATTGGTTAATAGGATATCATCAAAGCATAATAGATCATTCGTTATAGAGCGATTATGAAAGCCAAAATGATAGCAATATATAATTAAATACTATATAATGAGCCTTTATTATACATACTCGTTATATACCTATTAAATATGAAGCTAACCCGTAAACAGATTAAAGAAGGCCTCGAAGCAACCCCGATAGATACATTACTTATCGGAAGCCCTAAGACATTGACCAAGAAGCAAAAAGATTTTGCGGAAGCCTTAGCTAAGACAGGCAATAAAGCGGAAGCATACAGACAGGCTTATAACACTAGCTCAAGCCCTAAGATACAGAGCCAAGAAGGCCAAGCCCTCGCAAAAAACCCGATAATAGCCCTTCAAGTAGAGGCTATAAAGCTATCATTAGAGGCGCAAAAATATCTTTTACCCGCTCATTTAAGAGCCTTAACCATACAAAAGCTAACAGAAAAGGCTATTGATCCCGAAGTCAATCACGCTCAACAGATCAAAGCCCTAGAATTATTAGGCAAAATAACAGAAGTAGCCCTTTTCACAGAGCGTAAAGAGATAACCGCAACAGACACTAGCGCTAAGGCTAAGGATAGGCTTATAGATACTCTAGCGAAAGCGATCAGGTCATCATCAAATATTAGCTTGGATAAGAAGCAACAAGCCGATGATCTATTAAGAGAGATAACAGGCGGGTCTTTAGATAACCCTAATCCCGAAACCATAGACCAAGCGCCTAATGATATAAGCGCTCAAGATCATATGACCGAAGATCATCTATCAGAAGAAGGCCAAGCGGAAGAAAATCAGGAAGGCTTTACCCCACCCGATGCCACCCCCCAAAATGCAGATTTTTTACAGGGTGCACCTACGCATACTATTCCAGACAAACAAATCCACTCTAATTCCGACACCACCCCTTCTGTTTCAGAAAGCGAAGAGGGGGAGGGGGTATCTAATTTCTGGGAGCAGTTTGAAGATAGTCCTACAGAAACACCCCCCCTTGATGAAAGTGGGTCCCATGACTAGGTTAGGTATATATATTTTAGTTTTAGGGTTATATGGATGTGCTAACTTTGCTGCATCTGTAGGAGGAACGCTTGTAGGTAATATAGCCTCTGATAGAGTCTTAAAGGAAATGGAGAAGAAGAAATGACATACGAAAGGATTGATGTCTCTATGGTCTATACTCATGTCATATGGTACTTTGTGTTTACTATCTACCTTAATACTGTCCTCTTTGGTATTTATGCCATATGGGCTGACCTAAAGGGTTATAGGGGGCGGAAAGAAGATTTCATCATGGCACTCCTCATATCCATATGGATAGGGCTATCTTATGCTTTATGGAAGGCGACTGAAGGACTATGAGCAGAATAGATATTGTGGGGCAAAACGGCAACGATGGTCTTCATTATGAATTAGATGATGGCCCATTAACTAAAGAACAATACGAATTGATTAAAAAAGTTGCAAATGTAGAAGAAATTGAGATGTTAGATAAGTTGCTAGAAAAGTATAACAATCATATTAAGAACGATGGATTTAAAAAGAACAAATGACCCCAGCACAAAAAGAGATATTCTTAATTGTAGATGAGTTTTGGAAGACCTATGGTTTTGGTCCCACCATTGATGATGTGATGCGTCTAACGGGCGAAAGAGGTAGGGGGAACGTGGCCCGTAAGATGTCTATCCTTATCGAGATAGGGGTTTGCAAAGGGGTCAAAGGGCGTGCTCGTTCAATCCGTCCAGCAGGTTTAAGGGTAAGAGATCTTGAGTGATAAAGTCGTAGAACTGATGAATATGCTATCGCCTGAAGAACAGGCTATGGTATTAGAACAAGTCAGAGAATATGACAATGCTTTACTTCGTGAAGAGGGCCAAGAAGACTTTATGAAGTTCGTAACAACCATGTGGCCTGGATTCATTCATGGTAGACACCATGCCTTGATGGCGAGGAAGTTTGAACAGATCGCTAACGGTGAGATCAAACGATTAATCATCAATATGCCTCCTCGTCATACCAAGTCTGAGTTTGCATCGTTTATGTTGCCCGCTTGGTTCTTAGGAAGGTTTCCTGGCAAGAAGATTATCCAATGTTCTAATACAGCTGAACTTGCAGTTGGGTTTGGACGAAAGGTGCGAAATCTGGTAGACTCTGAAGTCTATGGCAAAATATTCCCAAACGTGGCCCTTCGCTCTGACTCTAAAGCTGCTGGCCGTTGGTCTACTAATGCCAATGGTGAGTATTTTGCTATTGGTGTTGGTGGTACTGTCACTGGTAAAGGAGCTGATCTTCTCATCATTGACGATCCTCATTCGGAACAAGAAGCAGCGTTAGCCGCTGGAGACCCATCAGTCTACGATAAAGTATTTGAGTGGTATACATCAGGTCCTCGTCAGCGTTTACAACCTGGAGGTTCTATTGTAGTCGTTATGACCCGTTGGGCTAAACGAGACCTAACAGGCCGTATCTTACAATCCATGGTGGATCGTGAAGGAGATGAATGGGAAATTATTGAACTCCCAGCCATCCTTCCAAATGAAAAACCTTTATGGCCAGAGTTTTGGTCATTTGATGAATTAAGTAAATTAAGAATAGAGCTGCCTTTAAGTAAATGGCAAGCTCAATACCAACAAGACCCAACCTCTGAAGAAGGTGCGCTAGTTAAGCGTGAATGGTGGCAAGAGTGGGAAGCAGAAACTCCTCCTTACTGTCAGTTCATTATTCAGTCATGGGATACAGCTTTTACTAAATCAGAACGTGCTGACTATTCAGCGTGTACCACTTGGGGAGTGTTTTACAAAGATGAAAATGAAAATGATCCCAATATTATTCTTCTTGATGCTTTTAAAGAGCGGATGGAATTCCCTGACCTTAAAGCAAGAGCTTTAGAATACTACCAAGAATGGCAACCTGATGCCTTTATTATCGAAGCAAAAGCCTCTGGAGCCCCATTGGTATTTGAATTAAGAAGGATGGGAATACCCGTTCAAGAGTTTACACCGACCCGTGGAAACGATAAAATAAGCAGATTAAACTCTGTAACAGATTTATTCGCTTCTGGCAAGGTATGGGCTCCACGCAAAAGGTGGGCCGAAGAAGTCATAGAAGAGATGGCAGCCTTTCCAAATTCAGACCACGATGACTTAGTGGACTCTTCAACCCAAGCTCTTATTCGGTTTAGAAAGGGAGGATTCGTTAATCTTCCAACAGACGAAC